AGACCCGTTACGGTATCGTTGCTAATCCATACGCAGAAGGAACCAATCAGGGTCTCGGTCGTCTTCAGACCAACCAGAACCGCTACTACAGAAGAGTTGCGGTTAAGAACCTCATGTGATTTAAACTCACTGAGTTATTCGAGAGGGTCTTCGGACCCTCTTTTTTTATCTAAATAATTAGAAAAAATGGTAACGAATTCTTTTAAGAATCAAATACAGAATAGAAATTTCCTTAATCCTACGGGATTTAAGTTCATATTGAATAGGGCTCCAAAAACTACATTTTTCAGCAATTCGGCAAATATTCCCGGACTAACTCTAGGAGTTGCATATCAATCTAACTATTTGAGGGATATTCCTCAACCAGGAGAAAAAATAGATTTCGAAGATTTTACTCTAAGGTTTTTAGTTGATGAAGATTTAGAAAATTATAATGAGATTTCAAATTGGATAAGGGGACTTGGTTTCCCAGAATCTCTTGAAGACATATACAGATTTCAAAAATCAAATCCAAACTTACAACAACCCTCCAAAGGACAATTAAACTTATATTCAGATGGAACTCTGACAGTATTAACAAGCAATCAAAATGCAAATTTTTTGATTAAGTTTAAAGACTTATTTCCTTACAATTTGTCCACTCTACAGTTTGATTCTTCTGATACAGACATCAATTACTTTACAGCAGAGGTATCTTTCAAGTATACTATATTCAATATAACTGATTTGAACGGAAATCCTCTATGAGCATTGATCTTGATAAAATTCAAGAAATGTGGACTAAAGATTCAAAAATAGACCCAGATAATTTACATACAGAATCTTTAAATATCCCAGTTCTTCATGCAAAATATTTTGAATTATACAATACCATCTTTCTCCTGAGGAAGAAAGCAGAACAGCAGAAAAGAAATATTAGACACGAGAGATATGAATATTATTCTGGAAAGGCTGACCCAGATGTTTATGTAGAAAATCCATTTCCTAAAAAAATCAGAGACAAAGATACAATGCAAAAGTATCTTGATGCTGATGAAAAACTCTCAACAGTGTGTTTAAAGATAGACTATTATGACACAATGTTAGTTTACATTGAAAGCATTTTGAAAGTGATACAAAATAGAACTTATCAAATAAAAAATGCAATTGAATTTATGAGATTTAACTCTGGACTAGGGTAAATAAATAAATTCAGATGAATGGATTTATGTGATTGATACTACGGCAAATCTTATTATTTCAAAATCCAACGAAGTATTTTTAAAGATTAACACGGAACCTCATATTGAATATGAATTAAGAGACCATTTTAAGTTTGAGGTTCCTAATGCAAAGTTTATGCCCCAGTACCGTGGAAGGAATTGGAATGGGGAAATTCATTTGTATGATATGAGATCAAAGCAAATCTATGTTGGTTTGCTGGATAAGATTGTATCCTTCTGTAAGCAATATGGATACACTTATAAGTTTGAAGACAATAAATTCTATGGAACTCCATACGAAGAGAATGATGAGATTACGTATGAAGGTGTTAAGGGTTATATGGAATCTATTTGCTCCCATTCTCCTCGTAAGTATCAAGTAGAGGGAGTATACGATGCTCTACGACATAACCGAAAATTATTAATATCACCCACAGCCTCAGGAAAATCCTTGATGATTTATTCCCTTGTAAGGTATTATGTAGATAGAGGACAAAAAATTCTCTTAGTTGTTCCAACGACATCTCTTGTAGAGCAGATGTACAAGGATTTTTTAGATTATGGTTGGGATGCTGAGTCATATTGTCACCGTATCTATTCGGGAAGAGAAAAAATTAATGATGCCCCAGTGACAATCACAACATGGCAATCAGTATATAAATTAGAACGTTCTTTTTTTGAAGAGTATGGATGCATTATAGGCGATGAAGCACATTTGTTCAAGAGTAAATCTCTTATTCAAATTATGACCAAACTTCATCATGCAAAATATAGATTTGGTTTCACTGGAACTTTAGATGGAACTCAAACTCACAAATGGGTTTTAGAAGGATTATTTGGTCCTTCATACAAAGTTACCAGGACAGATGAATTGATGAAACAGGGCCATCTCTCTCAGTTAGATATTCAATGTCTCGTTTTAAAGCATGACCCACAAAAATTTGAAACTTATGAAGATGAGATACAGTATATAATATCTCACGAACAGAGAAATAAATTCATAACAAATTTAACGTTAGATTTAAAAGGAAATACTCTTGTCTTATTCAGCAGAGTAGAATCCCATGGTGCAATATTATATGAAATGATAAATACTAAAAAGCGAGGTGATAGAAAAGTATTTTTCGTCCATGGAGGAGTTGATGCTGAAGAAAGAGAATTAGTTAGAGAAATTACTGAAAGAGAAAATGATGCAATAATTGTTGCTTCTTATGGAACTTTTTCTACTGGTATCAATATTAAAAATCTCCATAATGTTATCTTTGCTTCTCCTAGTAAATCCAGAGTCAGAAATCTTCAAAGTATTGGAAGAGTTCTTAGAAAAGGAAAAAACAAAATAAAAGCAATCTTATATGATATATCGGATGATTGCACTACAAATTCCAGAAGAAATTATACCTTAAATCACTTTATTGAAAGAATTAAAATATACAATGAAGAGAATTTTAACTATGAAATAATCACCATTAATTTAAAAAAGAAATAACTATGGAAGATGATTTTTATGCAACTCTTAAATTAAAGTCTGGTGAAGAAATATTTGCCAAAGTATCAGCATCTGATGAAGGAGATAGAACTCTTCTTATAGTTTTTAGTCCTGTAATTGTATCTGAAATAAAAAGTAAGCAAGGAACAGTTGGATATAAAATAGAACCTTGGCTTAAAACAACCACTGATGATATGTTTATCATAGATATGGATAATATCATTACCTTATCCGAATCTTCTGATATTGAAATGATAATGATGCATCAAGACTATATCCGTCAGAGTGGTAAAGAAAAACTTAACCAATCTAAAATAAATCGTAGAATGGGATATATTGCCAACGTTAATGATGCTAAAGAGATATTGGAAAAGCTTTATAAAAATAGCTAAATCTAATCTTATCAACCTCGACAAAGGTAATTGTACAGGGTTTTAGATACCTTGTCAAGCATTTATTAAAGTGGTATAATCTATACATAATAATGATAAAAACTTATGATTACCACAGCAGTCATGACCAAAAGAAAGAGGTCAGAGCATTACGTAAACAACAAAGAGTTTCTTGCTGCTCTCATCAAGTATCGTGAAGATAAAGAAATCGCAGAAATCCAAGGAAAACCAAAGCCTCCTATTCCTCGCTACATTGGAGAGTGTTTCCTAAAGATTGCTAATCACCTTTCCTTCAAACCAAACTTCGTGAACTATATGTTCAAGGAAGATATGATTTCTGATGGAATTGAAAACTGTGTACAGTATATTCATAATTTTAATCCTGAGAAGTCACAGAATCCTTTCGCATACTTCACTCAAATCATTCATTATGCTTTCCTTCGTAGAATCCAAAGAGAGAAACGTCAGTTAGAAATCAAAAACAAAATCCTTGAACGTTCTGGGTACTCCGAAGTATTCACTGACGACAATAATGTTGACGGTGGGAACTATTCCGACTATAATAGCATCAAGGATGGAGTCCACAGTAAGCTTCGTTATTGATGAAAGTTGCTATTATTACCGACCAGCATTTTGGTGCGAGAAAGAACTCTAAACTCTTTCATGATTATTTCTTAAAATTCTATAATGAGGTATTTTTCCCAACGCTCGAAGAGTATGGGATTACTACTGTTGTAGATATGGGAGATACTTTTGATAGTCGTAAGGGTATCGATTTCTCTGCATTATCTTGGGCTAAGAATAACTATTATGACCGCCTTAATGAGATGGGCGTAAAAGTTCATACAATCGTTGGTAATCATACAGCTTACTATAAAAACACCAACGAAGTAAACGCAGTCGATTTGCTTTTGCGCGAATACGATAATGTGACTGTTTACTCTGAACCAACTGAAGTGATGTTGGGTAATCTACCTGTACTTTTTATACCTTGGATTAATCAAGAAAATGAAGCAAATACTCTTAAACTTATTGAAAAGACAACTTGCCCGTGTGCGATGGGGCACCTTGAACTCCAAGGATTTAGAGTTAAT